GTTAATCTATAACGCAACCGCTCCGCTATCTCGCAAGATTAGAGATGCGATAAACAAGTTTGTCTGCGAACCTTACGCCAAGGCATACGGAAAGAAATACTATTTTGATTTTGATTTTAGTAGTTATCCAGAGATGCAGGAGGATATGGAAAGGCTAACTGCATGGTTAGCTAACTCCTATTGGATTACTCCAGATGAAAAGCGTATTGCTCAGGGTTATGATAAAATTAGCACTAAAGAGATGGGTAATATTTACGTACCAGCTAATCTAGTTCCGATTGAAGAACTCTCGCTAGATGCGGCGTATAACAATGCAACCATCAATGGCAAGTAGTGTTAAATATCATAAAACATATTTAAAGCTACATAAAGAGTATGAGGCTTATGCTTATCCCATTATTAAGAAGGCACTAGATGATCAGACAGGTGTAGTTGCTGATTTTGTGAATGAGGATAACTTTGACAATATAGAATTATACATTCAGTTCCTTGTACAACAAAAACCTCTGTATTCTGGCTTAGAAAAGATTTACACAAAGGTCGGCGTATCTGCTGCGACATTTTCCTATGACTGGATTAGAAACTCAGTACCTAAAACCAAAAAGGATTTCATTATAGATTTCTTTAATGCGGCATGGTATGAGGAAATGGTAAATTTCTTTAGACTTGTTGGTGGCACTACAGTTCAGGGTATTGATGATACAACAAGGAATATTATTAATAACTTATTATCTAATATTTTAGGACAAAATTTGTCCAGACGAGATCAGGCTAAATTATTTCAAGAAACATTAAACGATCCTGCATATAACAGAGCAAGGTCTTTGGTAATAGCTAGAACCGAATCAACAAAAACCGCAAACTTTGGAATAAACATGGGTGCTGAAAGTTCTGATTATGAGGTGCAAAAGTTTTGGATTAATACAAAGGATAAGCGTACAAGGCTTTCGCATCTAGCAATGACTCAGGATAAAATTGCAATCAATCAGCCTTTTACGCTTAGAAATCCTAAAACTAATACAATTGTTGAAATGATGTATCCTGGAGATCCTTTAGGGACTCCGCCTAGTCAGTTAGCTGCCGAGGTTGTTAATTGCCGGTGCGTAATGGCTACCGAAGCTATAAAGGATGCTGATGGATTGCCGATACTAAAACCGAGAACTGCACCTTATTTAAAGAAAGCTAAAACATATACTGACTATCCACAGGCAGCAACTAATAATGCTAAACGTGCTTTAAAATGGGTTGAAGCAAACGGATGGGGAGAATGCGGAACGCCAGTCGGCAAAGCTAGGGCCAGACAGTTAGCTAATAGAGAACCTTTGTCTAGAGATACGATTGCTAGAATGGCTTCATTTAAAAGACATCAACAACATGCAGATGTTCCATATTCAGAGGGTTGCGGTGGTTTAATGTGGGATGCATGGGGCGGAACGGCAGGTGTTGAATGGGCAATTAGAAAATTAAATGAAATTGATAATGAATAAAAGTATATTTACATAAATTTTCAATTATGAAAGGATTATTGGAATACAAAAACTATAAAGCCGAGATTAAGGACATGGATCCCGAAAGGATGACTGTTACCGGTTACTTTGCGAGTTTTGGGAATATGGATTATGATGATGATATAATAATGCCAGGCGCAGCGACAAAGACAATTGCAGAACGCGGCCCGATGGGATCAAATGAGATATTCTTTTTAAATCAGCATAACTATGCTCAACCGCATGGAAAGCCAATGGTATTAGAGGCGCAGGAGAAAGGTATTTACTTTGAAAGTAAGATTGCACCTACAAGCTACGGAAAGGATGCAATGATTCTTTATGCAGAGGGCATTGTTGTTCAGCATTCGATTGGTTTTAGTACCATTAAATCCGATTATGACCAGCAGACAGGAATGCGCATGATTAAAGAGATTAAGTTATACGAGGGTTCAAATGTAACTCTAGGTGCTAATCCAAATACTCCATTTACAGGTTTCAAGTCCTTGACAATGGCAGAGATTAATGACCAGATTGGTAAAATGATTAAGTTACTAAAAGATGGTAGCTTAACGGATGAAGGCTTTGGTAGATTGGAAATTGCATTAAAGCAGTTCCAATTAGAAGCTTTCACATTAGGAAAAAATTCACTATTAGATAAAGAGCCGGTAAAGTCCACTCCTAAAACTGATGAGCCGAATATATTAACAAGTTTAATTAACGTCTTAAAAAATTAGAAATGGACAATTTAGAATTAAAGGCTCAGGAGTTGCTAGATGCAAACAAAGCCAAAACATTAGATGAAGCAAAGACTATCATCGCAAACGCTATCAGCGAAGCAACCAAGGCAGCTGATTTAAAGCTAGAAGATTTACAAAAATCTACAAGTGTTAGAATTGATGCAATGGATAAAGCATTGTTGGAAGCCAAATCAGAAGCTAACAGAATGAAAATGGATGCTAAAGAAGCAACACCAATTTCTTTCAATCAGGCATTTGCTACTGCAATGGATGAGAACTCTGATAATTTGGAGAAATTCCGTAGAAAAGAAATCAAGCAGTTTGCAATGGAGTTAAAGACTGTTGGCGATATGTCACTTGCTAACATCACTAATCTTGAAGCTGCTAACGTACAGTTGCTTCCAGGTATCATTCCTGCTGCGCCGCGTAAGTTGCACATCAGATCATTACTTCCAACTGGAGTTATGACTACCTCTGCAATTCACTATCTGCAAGAGACAGGATCTGAGGGTTCGGTATCTCCGTTCTTAGATAACTCTGGAACAAAATCACAGATTGATTACGATTTGACAGAAGAGGTTGCACCAAGTGAGTTTATCGCAGGATTCTTGCGTATTACTCGCAAGGCTTTAGATGATATTTCTGCTATGCGTTCTTATCTTCAAAGCCGCTTACTTGAGCAGTATTTAGATGCAGAAGATAATCAACTATTAAATGGTACTGGTGTATCTCCGCAGTTAGGTGGTTTGATTACTAACGCTGAGGCTTACTCAGGATTCCGTACTATTCAGGTTGAGAAGTTGCTAGATTCAATTGCACAAGTTGAAAGCAATAACCACTCTGCAAATGGTATCTTGTTAAGTCCAGAGCAGTTTTATGCTTTAATGCTTACTAGAGGAACTACCAATGATTACACATTGCCAGGCGGAGTTGCAGTTGATCTTGTTAATGGTCAGTTGTTTATCTCTGGAGTTCCTATCTTTAAGTCTACTGCAATGAGTGATTCTAAGTATATCGTTGGAGACTGGGCAAAAGGTGCGCAGTTATTTGTACGTGAGAATCCTATTGTTAGATTCTTTGAGGAAGATGGTACAAACGTTCGTGAGAACAAGATTACAGTACGTGTTGAGGGTAGAGTTGCTTTACCTATCTACTATACTGATGCATATGTGACTGGTTCACTTAATGCAAATCCAAGCTAACTTTTTTAGTGTTTATGGGGAAGCCTGTCGAGAAATCGGCAGGTTTTTTTTTGTTTCATTAAGTTATTAAAATAAATTATATTTGTTTTATGTTTAAAGCCAACTTTATCGGTGAAGCAGGATTATACAAGAATGAAGAGTATAAAATCTGTATTGGCGTTATCAATGGTTGGATTCATGTCCGCAGAAAGTGCGGAGCAGGTCGCGTAAATTACCCATCAATATTAGAGTTCCTGAGAGATTGGGATAATATCCGTAAAATATGAGAATTTTCCATTTAGGATTAATGGTTGCACCTTCTCCCAATGATTCGGCACGTAAAGCCTTTATTGCAAATTGCGATGATTACATCGAACTATCAACAGGCGCAAAAGATGTAAACCAAGAGGCGGTCAGAATTGCCAGAGAGTTTAGGCCCGATATAATCTTCATGCAGATTCAAGCACCTAATATTATATATATTGAAACAGTTAAGCAGATGCGCGAAACAGGCGCATGGATTTGTAACTGGAATGGTGACATAAGAGATGAAACGCCAAGATGGATGATTGAGATGTCTCCTTATGTAGATAAGACTTTGTTTTCTAATATGCGCGATGTTGCTAATGTAGTAAATGGAGGATATTTAGAAATCGGTTATGATCCTGAGATTTATACACCAGATGGAGAGGTCGGCACATGCAGAGAGGTTTCATTTTTTGGCAATAATTACGGACAGTCTCAATTTCCGTTGAGTAAATTGCGAATTGAGATGAATACGATGCTGCATAAGTATTTCGGGCAGATGTATGGCGTTTATGGCAATAACTGGTTTAATGTTGCCGGTAACTATAACCATTCACAAGCTGCGGAATCAAAAGCATATAGGGCCACTAAAATAGCAATCAATCTTAGCCATTACGATGTAGATTCATACACTTCCGACAGGATTTACAGAATCTTAGGCTCAGGGGCATTTTGTTTATGCAAGGCTTATCCTAACATGCCATTCATTGATGGCGTTCATGTTAAAGTATGGAATACTTTACCTGAGTTGCTAAATTTAATCAACTATTATCTGGATGACAAGAATGAAGATGAGCGCAAGGCAATAGCCAAGCAGGGCAATGAGTTTGTAAAAGCAAATTATACATTTGACGAAATGGTCAAGAATTTAATATATATCTATGAGCAAAATTAAAGTACTTGGATTTATGACTATTCATTATGCAGGTGATTACTTGCGTGAGGCTTTAATGTCAGTTGTAGAGCATGTTGATAAAATGGTGATTGCTTATAGTATGATGCCAAGCCAAGGACATGGAAGCCTATTACAATGCCCGGATGGAGAGGGTTACATTTTTAGTATTTGCCAAGATGTATTAGGCGATAAAATGATCTGGGACAGAGCAGACAGATATGGCGCAGAAAATGACCATAGATCTGTCAAGTATAAATACTCTGAGGGTTATGATTTGGTTTTGACAGTAGATTCTGATGAGGTTTATAAGTCCGATGAGTTACAAGCCTCTTTTGAGTATGCGTATTGGGGAGTACATAGGTTTTATGGCATTGATGGCTTTATAAACTTTTGGCGTTCATTTAACTATGCTTGTTATGATGGATTTAGACCTATTCGCTTAGAGAATCTACACAGGGCAGAACATACGCAAGATTTAAACTTAAAACAAACCATTTACCATTTTAGCACCTGTCAGCCAGAGCCAATCATGAGATACAAGTATAATGTTTTTGGACATGCTCATGAGGTACGCAAAGATTGGTTAAATCATTGTTTCTACAGATGGACACCTAATAGTCAATTTGGTGATGTGCATTGTGTAGCATTAAACTTATGGAATCCTGTGCCATTTGACAAATCGGTTTTACCTAGCTATTTAAAAAGCCATCACAATTACAATAAGGAATTAGTATGACAGACATTACAATGTGTTCTGGGTTCGGATGCGATATGAAACATGACTGTTATAGGCATACCGCTAAAAGTTCAAACTGGCAATCTTGGTTTAGCGTTGTTCCAATCAAAGATGGTAAATGTGGAATGTTTTGGGATAACAAATCAAAACACAAAAAAGATTTATTAAAATGAATTACGCCGCTATAATCATTGATGATCGGGAAGATGTAGCTAAGGAAGCAATCCAAAAACATCAAAGGTTTATACCAAAGTCTTGGGATATTATGCACATTCAACCGCCTTATGCTGGTGGTATCTATTCTTTAAAGTCTGCAAAGGATTACAATGCAGTTTTAACAAATCCTAGTTTCTGGCAGGGATGCCGCTATGATCGGGTGCTAATCTTTCAGCATGATTCTGGATTGCTTAAAGAAGGGATTGAGCAGTTTTTAGAATGGGATTTTATAGGCTCTTGGATAAAGAACATACCTGGTTGCATGAATGGCGGTTTAAGTATTCGTAATCCTAAAGTTATGCATGAGATTTGCTTAAATCATCCCTATAAAGGAATGTCTGAGCATGGTAATGAAGATATTTACTTTTGCAATAAGATGCGAGAATTAGGGTGTAAGTTGCCAGATAAGGCAACATGCAATGAATTTGCAGTAGAAACAGAATTTGAGTATGGCTCAGTAGGCTATCACGCCATATATAAGTATCATAAGAATTATAACCTATTATTAAAGCAGTATGATTGAGAAGATATTACAAGTTACCGCAGAGGAGTTAAATGCTATAAATTTAGATGAGTATTTAAAAAGCACCGATGATTTTGGATTTCCGAAAAGTTGGTTCTATATGGATGGAGGACTAGAACATTACAGATTACTAGTTTACATCAGTGAACTTTATAAGGGCGTGACTTTATTAGACGTCGGAAGCTATCAGGGCAGTTCTGCCATTGCGCTATCGTTTAATAAAAAGAATAAGGTTATTAGCTACGATATAGTACACCAGCCAGAGATTGCGGATATTAAAATACCAAACATTAAGTTTATCAAAGGCGATGTTTTAAAGGATGAGATTACTGCTCCTTTTATTATTTTAGATACTTATCATGATGGCACATTTGAGCAAAAGTTTGTCAATCATCTGCACAAGATAAACTACAAAGGATTGGTCATGTTTGATGACATTTATTTAAACAATGAAATGACTAATTTCTGGGATGCGTTAAAAAATGAGAAATATGATTTAACAGAAATTGGGCATCATACCGGAACAGGCATAGCAATCTTTTAATATGAAAATAGTAAGGTTTTTATTTCACATGATAGTTGGAGGCTTTGTGTTATTAGGATTCAGCTTCTTTTTACTCGCGGTAATTGGTTTAATAAAATATATATGGTAAACTTATTTACATCTATTTATACAGATAAAAGCGCAGTTAGGCAAAAAGAATTAATCTACTGTCTCAATAAGAATATAGACAATGTCCACATTGATAAAATCTATCTATTTGTAGAGGGCATTGTAGAGTTGCCAAATTCTGACAAATTAGTAATTATACCATTTAAGCGACCTACCTATCGGGACTTTTTTAATCTTATTGATAGGACAGTTACAAGCAGAGATGATATTTCAATGGTTGCTAACACAGATATTTATTTTAATCATACCTTGAGTATTCTAAATTTAACTGAAAGGCAATGCATAGCTTTGAGTAGATGGGATGATAAAATCGGAGGACTTAAATTGCATAACGAAAGATTTAGTCAGGATGTCTGGATATTTAGAGGAAAGATGCGGAATGTAAATTTCTGCGATTTCTTTCTAGGCATACCGGGTTGTGATAACCGAATCGCTTACGAATTAAATAGCGCAGGTTATGCATTGTTTAATCCAGCTACAAAAATTCAAGCAATCCATTACCACAGAAGCGACTTGCATAATTACGATGGCAAAACATTAAAGATTCAAAGACCTTATCTGTTTATTGCTGTTACATGAAAATCTTACTATCTCCAGGCATTTACTTGCCTCACCAAAGGGCAGGATCGGAAATCTATTTGCATAGGGTTGTAAAATATTTAATGAGCAAAGGGCATGAGGTTAAGGCGGTTACTAGATGCCCAGAAAATTATACTTTTGAAGGCATAGAGGTTTATAAAGCCAAGGAGAATTATAAAATGTGCAATAATGATCTTTGGGACTGGGCAGATTTGGTTTTTTGCCAACTGTCAGGCACTTACTATGCAATGAATAAGCAAAGACTAAACGCTAAGAAGGTTATAAACTTTGCGCATAATAATGTAGGCTATCCGCAGGTCAACATTAGACCAAATGTTTATACTGTTTACAATTGTGAAAATACAAAGCAAGAGTTAAACTACAACCAAGAAACCTATACTTTGTATGCCCCTATTGATTACCGAGATTATTCGACTAACAGACCTTATGCCGAGTATGTCACTCTTATAAACCATAACGAAAACAAAGGCGGACAGATATTAATTGATATAGCAAAGAGAATGCCTCATGTTAAATTTATGGCGGTGCAAGGCGGCTACTATCATCAGATTAAAGATGAGAAAGTCAAGAATATAAAATATGTGCCATTGGTGGATGATGTGCGGAAGTATCTAGCGATGACAAAGGTTTTAATTGCGCCAAGCGAGTATGAGAGTTACGGAATGGCTCAAATAGAAGCCTTGTGTTGCAATATTCCTGTTATATGTTCTGATATACTAGGATTTAAAGATAGTGTCTCAGATGCAGGGATATTTGTCAAGAGAAACGATATAGATGCATGGATAAATGCGATTAGTAATATTGATACCATAAAGACTAAGAAAACGCCTTTAGAAAGAGCAAAAGAATTAGATCCAACTAAGGAATTACCCAAGTTTGAAAATTGGTTAAATAAAATATGTAATTTAGCATTATTATAATGGAAAAAAAAGAGTATCTAAAACAACCCTTTAAACCTAAACAGAATGAACCAGTTAAATGTAGTGAGCCTAGCGGATGCGAAGATGTACCTGAGATTAGACCTAGATTACACAATCGAAGATGGCTTAATAACATCATTAATAAAATCTGCGGTAAATCAAGCTGAGCAGTTTACGCTACAAGTATTATGGCAGAGGGAATTGACTGCAATAACTCCAGCAACAGGTGCGCTAAGATTATATGAATATCCTTTAATCTCTGTTGAGGGCGTAACTAATTCTGATTTAGAAGTCTTGACATTCGAAACAATTGAAACGCAAGGATATACAGAGGTTATATCGGGTGCGCCTGGATTTAATACTGTAACTTTTGTCGCTGGTTATGGATGGAATTATGAGGGCGGATCAGATGTGCCAGACGATATTGAAACTGCAATCAAAGAGATGATAACTTTTTATTATGAAAACAGAGATAATCCAGTTGTTGGTATGCCTACGATTGCAACTCTTTTGCTTTCTCCTTACAGACGCATAACACTATTCTAATGAATCCGGGCAAGTTAGATAAGCGCATTACATTTGGCACATTAACATCGGTTGAAAATGCCAATCAGGATTATGATATTACCTTTGTGCCGGTATTAGCCACATGGGCAAATATAAAGCCTTATGATGGCAATAGACAATTACAGGCACAAGAGCAGGTCATAAATCAGGTTTTTAGATTTACCATTCGTATTAGAAAAGACTTTGCACCAACAAAGGACATGCGGATTCTGTATGAATTGAATCTTTTTACGATACATTCAATCAGGAATGTAGATGATACATTTAGATTCTACGAGATACTGGCATCGGTAACGGATGATAATAATGGCTTCTAAAATAAATATCTCTAAACTCTTATCTCAAATTGAATCCTTTGGCAAAGATGCTAGTAGGGTAGCAGTTGCGGTTACTAATGAAACTGCAAATGAAATTGCCAATAAATCAAAATTAAGAGCGCCAGTAGATCAGGGACAGTTAAGGCAATCCATAGGTAAAACAACTGCCAGAGTTGGTTATAATGTTTCCTTTGTATTTGCTAATACTCCTTATGCTGCATTTGTTGAGTTTGGGACAGGCGCAAGAGTATCAATACCTAAAGGATTTGATCAAATGGCATCTGAATTTAGAGGTAAAAAAAGTGGTAATTTTGATAGTTTTTTAGATGCTATTAGAGAATGGTGTGCTAGAAAAGGTATAGATCCAAAATTAGCTTACATCATAGCAGTATCAATATTAAGAAAAGGATTAAAACCTAGACCATATTTTATTCCTAGCTATCTCGAAGGGATTCAGCAATACCCTAAAGATTTAAGAAAAGTATTGGAGGTACAAACACGAAAATATAATGCAAAAAAATAATTACATTTGACAAATGAAGGATGCTAATTTATCAATACTGAATGCATACAAAAGTAACCTAGCCAATTTAGTAGTCGGTGGTGTTACGATTCCAGTATATAGTAAGTCAGCACCTTTAAAAAATGTACCGGCTAAATATGTAATATTATCTAGCCAAACGAGATTACAAGAACAAACAAAGTGCGGATATTGGTATCTTTGCACAATTAACGTGCAGATAGTAACCAAATACCCTAATGGAACAGGCGATTTAAGTTTTGCAATGGTAATCGGTGAGGAAATACAAGACAGAATACAAGTTACTAACTTAACTTTAAGTAACTTTATAAATGTTGAAACC